CTATCGTTATTAAACTTTCTCGTTTGCAGTGCTTGCATTTGCACGGCAAATTTTTAACCTCGGTATCTTTATTGATTGCCAAAAGGTGGCTTCCACACTTTGGACAAGGATACCAGATAAATCTACTAGGATTCAATATATCACCCCTAGAGATATTATATAACACTTTTTGCATGTTAGCAACTTGATTTGTTGTTTTTATTGCGAATAGTGCTAATTATATTGGAACAACTTTTGCATTTTCCCACATATCAAAATCTTTCTCATCTATAGTATTAAACAGATATGGTTCATCTCCATTTTTCGGAATGCACACCTTGGATGTTCCATAGCATGCATTCTTACATTTACCGGCAAATAACCAACTTTCGTTATTTTCCCTGGTTTCTCTGATGCCTGCATAATCATTTTCTAAAAAGAATTTATTTGCAGTTTTATATGCTGTTTTCATATCTACCATGCAATCACTCCTTTTCACAAGCATTTACACCTCTTTGAGAGATAATGGCATTATCAATTCTAAAAAACAAAGTATTATCATATTCTTGCCTTGTGGCTTCATTTTTATTATAATATTTGCCTACCTGAACGTCAAGAAATTGAACATTTCCGTCATTGTTTTCTGCAATTATTGCATGTCCATCTCCTGTATTAGCGTTTTTCAAACACACACATGCCCTTGAACCATTTCCCCATTCTTGCATTTTCTTTTCTACTTTATCAAACGCAAGCTCATTAATTTCAAAGGATTCCACATTTTCCCATGCTAAAACAGGATTTTTACGAAGCACAGAATTAGACATGCCAGCAATTACCTTATATCCTCTGCATCGCATTTCATAAGCAATTGTTGAATTAACACAATTTGTCCTATATTTGATTTCTTGTTTGTCATACATCTTTGGTCTCGCTACAAACTTAGGATTAGTGCCTAATAGAGTTTCTTTATCAATATACTGTGTTTTTTCCCACGTTTTCGGTATCGATGCTGTATAACCTTTATATTGCTCCTCAATCCACTTAATTGTCTTTGTTTTCCTCAAATCAGATGTTCCGCTCTCTACTCTAAGTCGGTTATCACGCTCTTTCAATCCGGCAGCCTTTGAAAAGCTTTTATAATCTGCCATCTGTCCACGCAATTTATTCTGCAAATCCTGTGCATCGCCGCCAATACTTTTTATTGCTTCAATTTCTCTCTTGGTCGCTCTGATCTGCCGCTCCATCTGACGCTGTTTCTGCGTGGATTCATAATAAGTATAGGTCTTTCCACCGATTGTCCTTGGATCAGGTTCTTTTATATCCTCTGGGATTATAGATGCACCTTCCCAATATGGATAAAAATCATGCGTACAGTTTGCTCCCTTTAATCCTGTGACAGTTCCATACCCTGTTTCTTTGACAAAATCCGGATATGTCTTACTTTTACCTGAATAGGAAAACACTTTATTCTGCCATACTGCATGATCCGGTCTGCTACCCATGTGCTGAGTTGTGATTACAAGGTCATGGTTGGAATTTTTCAGGTTTTCCTCTGTGATTTTTCCAGATAACTGTGACATTCCAGTTCTGACAACCATTCTGGCAGCAACGTCAAGTTGGTACGATCTCCCACTTTCATAGTCAATGCTTCTCAATCCGCTCTGTGCCAAACGATGTACACAATCCTTGACTGCCTGGTCAAAAGAAAATGCTCCGGTAGATACCTTAATCAGTGCGAGATCCATCTCTCGCTGATACATATCCATTACGCCAGTTGTGCCAAGTGCTGTATTCTTAAATCCCATTGTTTTTGTCAGATTCCTAAGTGCTCCAGATGTCTGCAAAGAAGATGCCTTTACAAATTTGCTTAAGCTGTTTGGCTTTGTCAGATCTTCCCCCTGTTGTTCCCACATAGAAAGATCATTATTCCATGCCATATCACCGGCTTCTGCTGTCAAAGTTTCTCCAGCTTCCTTTGCAGATTCTACGGTATTATTAATAATCTGCTGCACCTCTCGCTTATATGCCATTGTGTTTTCTGCAACCGCCATCTGATAATCTTTATCAGCACGAAGCATTTTTATGACTTCTACACGGATTTTATCCGCAGAAAATCCATTTTCTACCATTGATTTTGCCATAAGTTCCGCTGTTTCAGTATATCGTCCGGTTTTCTGCACTCTCCGGGCAATATCAGCTATGACCTCATCCTCTAAATCTTGGTAAAGTCCAATTATGTATTTATCTGATAAAACATCTATCTGCTGTTCTGATAATGCCCTTTAAATACCCCCTAATCATCAACATCGTCAATTGGTTCGTCTGTATATTGCATATATTTCTTAGCTTCATCCTCTGGAATATTATATTTTTCCATCATATACCAAACCTTTAAAATTGGCACTTCCGGGAACGATAATGCATCCGCTCTCATCGCTTCGAGTTTCGCCTGTTTATCCTCTACATATGAATCATCAAATTCGATAGATAATGATTCATCCAGATTGTAATTTGTTCCAGAAAACTGATTTGAAAACCACATTGCCGCATGAATGATATCCTCGATATAATCGGTCGCTTGTTTTCTCTGCTTATTCAGTTCCTGCATAGCGTCTTGCTTTGTGCCGATGTACTCTGTTGCGGTCTTAATCTGACCATTTTCAAAAGTATATTTCTTACTGCCATACCCAAACTCCATAGACAGTAACGACAGAACCAGCTCAAATGCTTTTGTAATCTGATCCACTCTAATCTCTGGGTTATACTCCTTGATGATAGAATCTTGCTCTGGTAATCTCTCTCCTAATAAAACAAATAAATCTTTCTGCTGCGATGTAAGTTCCGCTTCACCATTTTTATTTATCTTTAAACATGAAAGCATCTCGTTAATAAATACTATTTTCTCGCCTTTGTCAAGATCACCATACAAGATGCTATAGCAAAGATCTACCGCCTTAAATAGTGGAATCGAATTATAAATCTTTGGTAAACCATAACCTTCCATATTCTCAATATTATTTACTTCTGCATTTATCATCACAGAAAATGGTTTAATTTCTCCCAGCTGCAAACTGAATGATTCTGAATCCAATCTTCCACCAGATTCATCAAAGACAATTGTATCTGCTTTATATAAAAATTTCACTCCAACTTTATTTTTCGTGAAAATGACAAGGGTTGTTCTTTCCTTGCCTTTAACGGTATTTGTCGCAGAAAAAGCGCATTCCGTCACAAGTTTATTTTCAACGGTCAATGGTATGATACAATCGGCATCACAATAATTTATCAGAATATTTCCACCTTTAGCCATGACAGCATTGCCATCTTTTATATATTCTGATTTATTTAAATAAAGATAAGCACCTACCGTTCCAGTAGCAGACGTTTTCTCCAACTGTTCGCGATAACGTACATCGAAATTGTTGTTTTTCAAAAACTCATTTATAAACTGTTGGGCTGTTTCTTCTTTTTCAGGCGATACAGATATGATTTCACATAAATTTGCATCATCCGCACAACATCTTTTTGCAAAATTCATCCTTGATAACTCAAATTTTTTTTTATTAAGATTTACCCGCTTATGAAAATCATCAATTAACTGATTAGAATACCAATTGTAACACTCGTCGATTATTCCGAGCGCATTACTGTTCACGTTATATCCAAGCGTATTTAAATAAGCATTTACACATTCTTTCCTTACAACATCCTCCTATCTGTCCAGATCAACATATTCAATAAAATCCAAAATTGTATAGTTCTCCGCATCCCACCAGTCATTACAGTTTCCGATGTTCTTGTCCTCTGGTATGTCTGGGTGATCCGGATCCCATTTCAGCTTTCCAATCGCACTTCGCAGCTTCTCACACTTCTGATTGATTTTCCACCTTCCGGTATTCATCAGCATGTCATACGTCCGTGGTCTGTCTGACACTTCATTTTTACGGCAACCTTTAATATTCCGGTATGGCAATCCTGCTTTTCTTGCGGCACTTCGCAAGCTGTTTATCATCGTTGTGCTCGCGCTGTCTGGAAATACCCAGTCAATAAATCCGTACTTTTCCTGGCAGTATTTGAAAAACTCTATAAACTTACTGCATATCGCTTCCGCATCAATGTCTGGTGACAGTTCCAGATTCGTTTCCTCTGCCGTCCTCAGATCATGATATCCGTGGAAGTAAAGCTTCAGCACAAAGGTTGTCATGGATCCGTTTCCACCGAAGTCTATACCCATCGTAATTTTTGATGGACGGTGTAATAGTTTGCCCTTTATATCACGTTCAAACAGTGGATCTGTATCCTCATCATACAGATATGGTTCATTGTTCTCTGCAAACTTCCGGAAAATGATTCCTTCTGCAACTGCTCGTTCGCCTTTAATGTCACGTCTATACCACACAGTGCCTTTCTGATAGGTGCTAAGAACTTTTCTGATCTGCTCATCCGTCATGCTCATATTGTCCACCAGAGTAAAATGTCCGTAATTATATCCATAGTTTGGATTCTTATCTTGCTGCTCTTCATGGAATTTTAAAATTTCGGTGTAATACCAATGTTCTTCCTCTTTCGGGTTTAGATCATGAAATATCTTACGGTCGGAACTGGAAAGCGTTCGGTCAAAGACTTCTTTCAAAAACTTCGGGTGACATTCGTTCGCTTCTGTCACATATGCCATTCCGTAGGTGTTACCCTTGATAAGCTTCTCATCTCCATCCTTACCGCCACCAGACACAAGCACAACCTTTTTCCCGGTTTTGGTCTGCACATAAACACAATCTCGGTCTTTATATTTACCCTCTTGGCATCTGCCCTCAAAATAATTGAGTAGTCCGTATCCGTCACAGTCCAGAATATTAAGCTTTGCTGTTGCGTTCGATACTCCGGCAACCAGATGGATTTTATTTTTATGGGTTTCAAGTAATGAACAGAATATCAACGTTGCAAGTACGTTCTTCCCTCCACGTTTACCGCCCTCCGCCACATTGAACCAACTATACATACACCTCTGCATATACTCATACTGCCTCTGGCTTAATGGTGCCGGTTTATTCATCCGCATCACCTTCTTCCAGATCAGCTATACTCCGGTTCGCTACCGGGTGCTGCAAGATGTCCGCTATCGTCTGCATATTCTGTAAAATCTTCTCTCCAGAATTATCGCTGACTTCGGCACGCTTTTTATCAAATTCTGCTTTATATTTATCATCTGGATGTACGAGGAAATACTTCGACAGCCAGTCAATAGCCTTTTGCTTATCTGCCAGTTTCACCGAAACTCCATCTTTTCCACGCTTAACTTCTTGGATGAGCTGTGTATCCGTGTTTTTAGATTCTTTCAGATCAACCACACTAACCATATATGTTTCGTCTGTCTCTATATCAGTTACTTCTTTCTGCCCGAACGAGACATAATTTCCAATATCTGCAAAAGCAATACGCATCTGCAATTCCACAATATCATCTGCACCGGCTACTATCTGCTGACGCTTGATTTCTTTTAAGCGTTCAATTTCTGCTCGAACCTTATCATTTGTTAGCAGTCGTGAACCGTTTGCAATCGCCGATTCATAACTACATCCATATGCTTTCTGGTAACTCTGTGCCGCATTAAATGTCCTACTGTAATATATACAAAACATCTGCTGTTCCGGCGTCAGATCATCATTCTGTAATGTTGCTTTCGTGCCATCATCTATAGGTGCTTCCTTCTTTGGTGCACCCTTGCTTTTTTGTGTGCACACCTTTTCTTCTTTGTGTGCACCCTCTCCTCTACTCCATGCATACCGTTTTTTCCAACTCTTGACAGTGTTGATAGTGGTTCCGTACTTCTCCGCTATATCCTTATATTTCATTCCTGCCATATAATCCTGTTCTGCTTTCTCGTAATTCTCCACTATCTCACTTCCTCTCTCTGAAATAAAAAAGAGCCTAACGTACAAGACACTTAAGTCTCATACATTCGGCTCTACGGCGCTAACTTATATACATATCATAGTAAAATTAAGGTTACATCATAAGTGCTTTTTCGAGTACCATCGCATATATAACCTGCTCATTTTGAAACTCTTCTTCATATTTTATATATACATCATTTTCCAATGTTACTTCTGGATTTCTTAAATAAAAATCACTATTTAATCGTTCTGAATCTTCTAACACATAATTCATAAAGTCACTCATATCACCCAAATCAAAATATTTACTATTAAACTTTTCTTTCCACTCCTCTAGTCCAATACAATTGTTGGCAAAATATTCTCCATTTTTACTAGTCCATTCTCCAACACTGTTTTTCAGTACACAATTATCTTTTAACACAATGTTTGGAATACTCAGTATAACAAGCTTAATATCATCCGGTATCTCCTTTTTATTGTCTTTAACCAATCTAATAAGCTGGCTTAAATCATAAGCTGTTGCCTTTCTCTCCTTAAGTTTTATCAAAATCTCTGCAAATTTTACTTGTACTTTTAATTCTAACATGATACATACCTCCTTTTCCTTGATTTTACCGCACATTCTTGTTAAAATCAATTACGAACACTTAAAAATACACTATTTTACCGCCCAATCATCATTCTTTTTATCAGTTAAAGTTCAGATTCTATGGTATCCAGTAATCTCCATCTAATGCATTTTTAATTCCGCCTCCTAAACAAGAAAAGAAAACGCCCTCTTCGTCACAATCGTTTTGCCAAAGTCTTGCACCTAAATCATTCAGAATTTCACTTGCTTTTTTTAATATTTCCTTTTCTTCCTCTGAAAAATCAATTTCTACATCATTACTCTTATAAAAGTTAGCCATCTTTTTTCTACCTCCGTTTTAATTTGTTAAAGTTCAGTTTAAGTGACAAATAACATATCCGTTACTATAAATATCATCAATGATATATGAACTGAAAGGTGCGTATCGAAATGAATGTCCTGACATGTATGGGGAATAATGACTATTCATATCTATGCCATATACCGACATTCCTTTTACTGGTGGTTCGAGAAACCATAACACAGTAGAATCAGTCGTTCCACTTTTTCCATGACATTCATATAGCATGTGCATCTTTGGTTCAGTATCCTTATTGGGATATATACATAGTCGTTTCAATTTTTTCATATCAAACCTCATCCATTTCTAATTGTCTTCGTACTCATCCATCTCTTTATCAAAAATGGCTACTTCCACTTCTTTTCCAGTGAATGCTCTTTGATGTAAATGCGTTCCGCATCGTTCACAGAAAAACGTTCTTTCTTCATATCCTCTCGGAATATGTTTTCCGCACACCGGGCAATCACAACTATTTAAGTAAGCATTATTTTTAATTGTCTCCTTTATGTCTCCCATGTATTTCTCCTCTAAATTCTAAGTTTAATCAATTCTCTCAAAATACTCTTCCAATGTTTTATAGGTAATATCAATATAACCGAAGTCATCATCACCGTTTTCCAAAAGGCGTATATCAGATTCGCCAACATATCCATCTGTATACTCATACACGCTACCCTCATGAATTGTCGCATATTCATCTGTAGGGCATTCATTTTCATCGTATTTTGGTAAATAAAACTCTTTAATACATTTATATTTTTGCATACGGCACCTCCACAAAATTCTAAGTTTATTTTTTCAATTCATTAACCCTATGTACAGTAACTTCAATGTAATTAACAAGTTCCCTTGCCAACATCCCATACTTTAAATACACTTCTTCAGCAGACTTTGCACCGTCATTTGCAATTAAAAGCATTGTCTTGTGAGCAATAGCACCAATATCAGAAATCAATCTGTTTTCTGTTCCTTCCATTTTTGTTATAGATACCTGTCCGTCTTTTGTTTCAACACTTAACATTTTTTACCTCCACTAAATTCTAATTTAACTGACTAAACATTTTCTTATTTCTTCGGTCAGTTCTGTTTCCTTTCCGTACAGGTTTTCAATTTCCTCTGCTGCACGCTCTAACAAGTCTTTGATTTTGTCTGGTATTTCTTCCATGTTTTTCTCCTTTTTAATTCAACTTCGTGTTAAGCAAATCTAAGTTGACCGGTCTGATCTGCTTCAATCTGCATATTCGGCATCCGTTCAGCAACGCACAATTCCGGTAAATTTGCTTTTACCAATGCCGCAGGAATCGGCGGACACACTGCATTTCCGCATCTTCTGACCTGCTCACTTCTCGGATATGTCTTTCCTGTGTAGTCATGGTCGATTATGTAATCGTCTGGGAATCCCTGGCATCCGTAAAGTTCTTTCGGCTCAAGCATCCTCAATCCTATGTCCACAATCTGGTAATCTACACCCTCAATAGTCACAAGTCCAAATCTATCTCTGGATGTAACTGTATCAAGAGGTTCCTCAATGTCCTGTCCGGTTCCCTGCCCATAATATTTAATTAAAAATGCTCTTACTTCTCCGAAGTGACCATCCCCAGCGGTTATTGTTGGTATAGGATCACGTAAATCTCGCCCATCACAATGGTTATTCATCTGGATAAGATTTGCCGTAACTACACTGTTATGATCCCACGCTGTTACTGTAGGTAGCGGATTTTCTAATGTATCGCCTGCGCCTTTATATCCACCATCGTAGTACTTTTGCAGGAATGATGCGACCAGTCCATATCTGTTTGAGCTGTCCACTGTCATGATCGGATCTTCTATAGTCTGTCCTCTTACTCCATCTTTTGAGGTTTCTGAATGGTACTGGATCAACGTAGGACTTATCAGGCAATGCTCATTTTTACTCACAATGGTTGTAAGCGGCTCCCGGACATCTTTGCTCCGGTCTTTTGTAAAACCTGTCTGTCCGATCTGCACCATATATGGCTCTACAATCCCATACCCATGTTTTCCGGTTATAGTCGGCATCGGCTCTCGAATGTCGTTCGGTCTACGCTCACCACCATGATTGCACTGAATGATAAAAGGTTCTGGATTATCTAAGACGAATTTTTTTAATCCTCTGGCTATCCTGTCCATTGTTTTCTGTGCCAGTGGGCGTACTGCCCGAATGCCGTACTTTTCTTTAATTTCTTCTGAAGTATCAAAAATGCTCGGACACGGCAGAGAAAAATCTAACTGTGTGTATGCTCCAACATATGGCTTTAATAGTCCTTTCTTCACCTCTTCGCTGTCTACAGGTGCGTGTGTCGGCTCTGGCCAAATGATTGGCTTGCCATCACACCTTGCGATCATGAAAAATCTCTTACGCATGGTTGGCGCTCCATAATCTGCCGCTACCAACTCCTTGAACTGCACCTCATATCCTAGATCAGTAAGCTGTTGCACAAATTTTTCAAAAGTCCTGCCCTGTTTACTCTTGATCGGATGATGCCGCCTGTTTAACGGTCCCCAGGTTTTAAATTCTTCCACATTCTCCAGCATAATTACTCTCGGTCTTACAAGTCCAGCCCATCTTAAGGCTACCCATGCAAGACCTCTAATGTTTTTATCTTTTGGCTTTCCACCTTTCGCCTTTGAAAAGTGCTTACAGTCCGGTGAGAACCAGGCAAGTCCAACCGGATGCCCATTGCAAGCCTTGACAGGATCAACCGCCCACACGTTTTCGCAGTAATGTTCAGTGTTCGGGTGGTTAACTTTATGCATGCGGATAGCTTCTGGATCATGGTTGATGGCAATGTCAACACTGTATCCGGTTGCCAATTCTATCCCGGTGGATGCACCGCCACCACCGGCAAAGTTATCTACTATTAATTCTCCATTTATCATTTTTTTGCAGGAACCGGGTACCCTTTATGCGCGCTGGTTCGGCTCCTTTCTGATATTCCGTGCACATATCTACAATAGCGCACTTTAAATTTATTTATGTTGTGTTTTATGCAACAAATTCATCGAATCATTGTTTTTAAACCATCTGATCTAATGGCAATGATATCTGCCCTTTGCAGTTATCTCCAATCGTTGATGGATCCCAGCCGACACCAATATAATCAAGTACTTTCGCCCATCCATAGTCGTTCCCATCTCTGTCTTTACACATATGGAACATCAGATAATCCCACTCTTTCGGATTGCTCTCATACAACAGATCAAACCGATGCGGTCTCTTTTCCATGTGGATTCCAAACCCACACATACTGCATCCGGTACGCTGTGCCTTAGTTGTGTAAAGCGTCCCATCTGGCTTTTTCTCAATCGTTCCGTAGATTTCCGGGATAATGCTGTCTGTCATTTCAAAACTTTGAGATAATCTTCCTTCTTTCAAAAGCTTCTCATGATATTTTTCTTTCAGTCCAGCTTTCCACAATTCGTCCATTTCCAATGCAAGTTTTAAAATGTCCTGTCTATGAAAGATTGCAAATGGTGCTGATCTGATCGTAGATGCTCCAAAATAATTACATCCGTTCATCCGCAGGCTCTTGGCACGTCTGCCGCCTTCAGATGCCATCAGCCCCAGATATGGCACGCTGTTATGCTCTTTTCCCCAGTCATCACAGTTTTTCTCTTTAAGGTAATAACAACACTTGGACGATACGAGAAAATCTGGCTTCTGATAATCACACCCTTCATTTTCGTTTTCATATCCACCGAACAGCTTTAACCATCTCTGTTTTAGCTGCATTTTAGAGTTTTTCTGCCATCCGCCATATTCTCCAGTCTCCCCAGTAATAATCGCATGGCGGACAGTTTTATTTTTCTCTGACGGATTTTGTAACAATTCTATCTTGGCAGCCACTTCCTTTGAAATGACCGGAAACCCAAATTCCTGTATAACCCTTGCTTTTGTCCAATAAGTACCATCATCTCTTTTCAGTGGCGGTACATTTATTATTCCAAGAGCCTTATGTACTCTCTGTATGCTCTTGTCTTCCAGTGTAGATGCACTTACTCCGGGTGCATCAATTCCGCATACCTCATGTAAAAAGAGGTACAAGACTATACTGTCAAGTCCACCGACCGAAACATGGTAGTTGAGCAACCTTCCATCACATTCACTCGCGAACTCTTCTGCTCTGATCTGTGCATATTTTCTTTTATATTCATATGGCTGCTTTTCTTTCTGCATAAATGATGCAATCTTCTCATATGCTCCGATTCGCTCCATACGTTCTTTTACTGATTCCATTTTTTCTCGGAGTAAAGAGCTCTTTCACGCTGGCCAGCAAACCTCTTACTCCTTTCGATTTACTTCAAAATTTTATCTAAGCAGGCATTCCAACCTACGCTCTTTGCATCTGTCCAAAAGTTACTTATGTAGTGATTTTTGTTATGATTAATTTCTCTTTTCTCCGGCAGTTCACGTAGCGGACACCAATCTGGCTTTCCAACGTTATATGCATCTTCTTGTGCCACGCCACATATTAAATTTAATATTGGATTGTCCCTTTCAAAAAAACTGCAAGGACAATCAGCACAACATTCCGGCATATCCATTACCAACACTGCTTTTAACATATCTCACACTCCTCTCAACTGCTTAACTCTAGGCTCATACGGCTTCGGAAGTTTTGACCATGCAGTAACCCTTGCTTCGATTGTAAAATACGAATATTCTTCACAATAATCGCACTTCTCATACCAGCCTTCCGGAATCCACCATGTATTTTCTTCCTCGATATATTCCCAATCATCAGAAACTCCGTCTGGCATATTCCAACCCATATCTTCAACTGTACAATGATGATAAGGGATATAAACAGCTTTTAACACGCTCTTGAACCGTCCGTTATCTACCGTAACCAAGCACTCATCAGAGCAATTTCTATCTTCGCATTTTGGCGTATAATTTACATTCCAATTAGCCATTTTTAAACTCCTTCTGGTTTCTCACATCGCTCAAATTCAATAATCCAAACGTAAGGATTCGCACTCCAACCGTAGCGGTTAAGGTCAGGTTTCTTGATGGTACTGTTCCACAAATCTTCAAATTGTCCTCTTGCGGTACACGCTCCTATAAGCAATCCACTATTACATCCTTCAGCTTTCGCCTGTACTTCTGTTATCTCCTGCAACCGCTCTACCCTCACATCCGTAACCTTAAGCCAGATACGTGCGGCTTCTTTCGGCATGTGGATTGACGGATGCCAAGTGCCTCTCCAACCTTTAGGTCGAAGTTCTCCATCAGCTTTGTAATAATAGATGGTATGACCACGCATATGACCTGCTTCATTGACTGGAAGTCCGCACCATGTTTCCCGAACATAAAGTATATCGCCCGGCTGATATGGCGGCTTTGCATACTGAATAGAACCACCGTATTCATCAATGCCAAATCCAAAGCATCCTGCCTTTTTCTTTTCTGTACTGTCGGTAACAAAACCGAGCGGGTATGTATGCTTTTCATCTGGTTGGGGTTTTACCAGCCGCCGGGTGCAAGTCTTTCTTCCGTCCAGAATTGCCCGAACCATTTCTGTATTGAATAAAATCGGTTTAATTGACATCTACTCCACCGCCTTTCACGATCTCGATTGCTTTACTAATAAGGCATACCATGCAGTCCGATGCTCTACATTCTTCTCCAAAACAATCTTTGTTCACTGGTGATGTCATTATTTTTTCAACTTCTTCCAACTGTTCCACAACCTTGTCCGTGTCATATGCAGTCGGCTGCTGGTCAATCTTCTGTGCCAATGCATAAAACATATCCTCACTACTTGTCTGTGTAAGAAGAATATCCATAAACCATTGTTGATATAATTCTTGCTTTAATGTCTCCGCATCAATCAGTCTTCCCATCGTTCGCCCTCCTGTTCCAATCTGTAGTTGCTTTCGCACGCTCGTCTCTCCCTGTTCTGATTCCTCCTTCCTGATCCATGTACATCTCACATTCATAGCTTTTTGGAAGTTCTGTTCCGCATTTCATACATTTGATTTTGAACATTACCCCAACATCCGAATGTAATGGCTTATTTCTAATGGTTAAGAACATTGCTTTTCCACCGCAGAACGGACATGGCTTAAGGCTTTCACTCATTCTTTACACCCCCAATCCAATTTCTGACCACATTTCCAGCAATAACGAGCAGGAAACATTCCAGTTGACCACCCCATATACATACCACATGTCGGACATATATATCTTGTAGTCCCAGTATCTTCTTTTTCAGCAATAGCAGCTATCGGATTCTGACGTTCCATCGCCGCCCGGCATTCTTCCGGTGTGCCGATTTCTTCATATTTCACGCAATTTTCAATAACCTGTCCGACTGTTCCATGCTTTTTAGCAAGGTAAACATATTTCATAGCTGCTTTTAATTCTTCTGGTGTGCCGATTGTCCGGTACTCTTCCCATTCTTCTTTATCCTCATTTGTCAGAATGCAAAATCCATCATGCTTTTCCCCTTTGAACACTGTTTCGATAAAATGCTTCATTAACAAGGGGATGTCTACATTTGCATGATAATTTTCCTTCAAATCTTTTTCGATTTTCCGGTATTTCTGGATTTCTTTCAGTGCCTTGATTGCAACATTACAAGCCTTTTCTCCAATAGTACTTTGATACGCTCCATCTGCTTTCACTGACACCTGCTTGCCAAAATCTTTTAAAACTTCAATTGCTTCATTCTCTGTCATTTCACACCTCCAACAGCTCCGGGTTGTCAATTATGTTGCCGATCACTTCAAAATTCTCTGAATCAAAATCATCCAGTTCCTCGTAGTAATCACAGCCCGGCTCATTCGTACACCATCCGTTTTCATGCCACACGACACGCTTTCTCGTCTCATCTTCTGGAGACTCAACGTCGATATGCCCTGAAAGAATATCATTCTCAAAAATCCGTCTGCCGCTTTTATCATTAAGTCCTGTGCACTGGCAAATAGTTGATGGGTCTATCTCGTAAACAGCTTTTTTACTTGCGAAAACCGGTTTAAAAATAAGCGGTCTTCCTGCAAGTTCATAATAACTACCAGACATCCATTCTCCGTCATCAATGCACTTTCCGCGGAATAAATATCTATCTTCCATCCTTTTCCTCCATTTCTTTCAACTTGGCTTCGGCATCCTCTTGTGATAAAAACCAGGTTTCCTTGTACATTTTTTCTGGCAGGATTCGGTCTGTAGCATATTCTCGATCCTTATCACACTCCATGTACCATCCTTTTTCTGTAAAAGTAATCAAGGCTACTTTCTGATGATAAACTTTGTTGTTCTCCGGGTGCAGATTTAAAATATTTAATTCACAATTGACTTTGCTAGGAATTATATATACATCTGAGCCAATTCCACACGGCAACCGCAGAAGTAATCCCTGCTCCTCGGCATCCTCATAACGTTTCAGCTTTTCTCTCAAATCTGCCATTGACCACATATTACGGTAGAACAAGGCAATCAGACCACGGACATCTGAAAACGGATCTATCGTTAAATTGTCCAATATTTCCTCGTCAAACTCTGCGTCATCTACTGGCAATTCATCTTTTGTTAATGTGGCCATGAGGTTTCTGGTAAAATCTCGTGCATCCATTTCCATATCGTAATCTCTGTATCTGGCATTGCGCTCATCATCTGCATAGCAGCTATTATGTGCCAGCTCGATCATCGACATGTCAGCCACGCTTTTATTTGTCGTTAATCTCTCCATGCTCTCTCCTATTCTGCTTCTAACTGGAGCCAGTTCAACCATTCACCACAATCCTCACAATCTGGATAGTCGGGATTCGCCCACTGATAATCTTCTTTTACTTCTTTAAGAAGTCCCGCCAGTTCCTCATCCGTCATTCTTCTGATCCGGTCTGCATTGGTCTGTGGCTTCTCCACGACCTCAAAACACTCGTCTCTCCAAGATAAAACATTTTCCAGCTTGTATGAGCTGTAGCCAACGCTATAATGATTCGATCCGATTTCCTTGTACTTGATTTCGTAATATGGCTTTTTGTCTATCATTGTTACGATAATATCTAAGTGAGAAACTTTCATACGCTCATTTTCCATTTCTACCGGCTCGTCCTGTGACTTCTTCGCCATGCTTTTCATACACTCCATCATATTTCTACCTCGCAAAATCTAATCCTCATTTATGTAAAACTCATTTCCATGTCTGCTGTACCCAAAGCAAAGGCTTCCATCATCGCAAATTAATGCCAGTTCTAAGTCGGATAATTGCGTGTTATTTTTAATAACCTTATATGTCGAACGATATATATCAGGTTTACAGTCTAAGACAATGTCATAATCATCAAGATTATCAACTTTATATCTTGAAATTCTGTATTTTTACTTTAATTCTTTATAAATTGTGCTGTTCATGATTGACTTTTCTCTCTCATTTTCAGTAAAGGCATATGCTGGATAAATTCTCTTTTCAATCTCCATACATTATTTTTCTCCTATCTCACTAAATCTATTGTTTTAACAGATATCCCTTTAAATTTCCCGGTGCGACAATACTCTGCGGTATCAAAAAAACAAATGCATCCATCGTCTTTTCCGGTATCGTCACTTCCTGCAAGTGCTATGCTTACACCGTTTCTTATCAGTGTATTTTTTAACAACATCAATGCCGCTCCTATCTCCTGCTTGGTTTCATCCGTCATTTCAACTTCACCTTTCTCTTTCTGCCTTTCTTCTCAAACTTGTCGCACATCCCAATCGGGCATCCACGCCTTAATCCGGTCTTTGAATAATATCCACACGTAATCTCTGTGTCTGGCTGTGATTGTATGAATATTTACATTTCCGGCAGTATTTTACGCTTGTCTTTGTCATCTCTCCCATGTTAATAATCCTTATTTCACCGCTTTTCCTGTTACAATATCCCAATTTTCATCCTCAATAAACTGATTCCGAATAATCTCATCCGTCAGATAGTGTTCCTTACTCTTTGGCTGCTTGCGCCAATAGGAATCAATGTAATAGGCAACCCAATTCATAAATTCTTCGATTTTGGCATTTGAGAAACGGTAAGAATCTTTTAATGTCGGAATAGTCAGATACATTGTGGAGGCAAGCGCGCTCTCGATATTCCGATCTGCGCCAAGCACTGCCCGTCCATTTTTTATATCTGCCATATACAATTTTTGTGACATTGGGATTGATTTTACCCACTTGACCACATCAATTTTCTTTTTACGGCAATATGCCATCATGCTCTCGCTCGTTACCGCTTCGTCATCATCGTCCTGCCAAGATTTCCGACGCTCAACGGTTTTGCTATAAAAATTCGTGACCTGCTTAAACGTCATATCAAACTTGTCATACAAAATGGCTGTAAAAATATATCCCATGTGATTCGCGATATTATCTCCTAACTGGCATTTTGCTAATTCCTGCTTATAAACACTCAATGGAATCACCCTTTTTCTCTGCTGTACGCTATGCATTTGCCCACCTTCCTTTTAATTTTTTATTTTATATTTCCACTCGCTATCACTTTTTCAATGATTTCCTCCTGCATCCGCTCTGCGATATGATCCCGGACTGATTCTTCTGGAAATGCGATCTGATATGTCCGCTCCTTGATCCGGTTCGTGATCCGGTCATCATACTGTAGTGTCTCCAACGGATCATTGCTCGTAAAAATAGTCACTTTCCGGTTTATGTAACGTTCATTGATGATCTGATACATCTTATCGTTGATCCAGTCCGCTGGTCTCTCCACTCCGAAATCATCAATCACAAGGATGTCTGTGGTGTAGAGCGCTTCCAAAAGCTGATTCTCACTGTATTTTGTATCTCTCTGCCATGTATTCTTGATCTCTTGCAGGATAGTCAGCGACACCGCAAATTTCACTGCATAGTTTTTCATCAGCTCATTTGCGATTCCGGCAGCAATCCTCGTCTTGCCGCTTCCCTTTGTCCTTGACCAGATATACAATCCCATGCCTCTTTCCTTCTGGCTCTCAAAATCATCCAGATAGGTTTTTATGATTTTACAGGCATCTGACACCATCTTTTTACTTTCCTGCTTCCTGTACACATCCATTCGAAACGATCTTAGATCCATCCCACGGAATGCCTCCGGTATATCTGCGAATCGCAACCGCCTTGACATGACCGCTTTCTCACGGCATTTACACGGTACTGCTATTTCAACTCCGTCTTTTATTTTCAAGATCCACTCCCGACCTTCGCAAATTGGACACACATCAGAATCCTTGGAAGTCTCCGGTGTCTCCGCATTCCTGCATAAGTTCGTTGAGTGATTTTTCATGCGTTCCAGTATCTCTTCCAACTGATCCATCGTTCTCTCCTTTCAGGTACTGTAAAAACAAGTTCTCTCGTAAAAAGTTCTCCGGCTTTTTAATATACCGCTCTGCTGTTTTCTCCCGTCTGCATATATCTGCATAATTCTGTGCGGCCAATACCAGATCATCTTCCGGTACACCAGCCAGTACCGCATTGCAGTATTCTGTTTCAGCAAGACAACCAGTACACCGTTTCGGATAGGCCGCGGCAAACTCTCCAAATTTTCCCACGGGGGATATAGGGGGTGTGTTTCTTCCCTTCTTTCCTTCTTTCTTTTCTTCTATTGTTGTCGTTAGTTTGTCGTTAGTTTGTCGCTTGCTTGTCGCTTGCTTGTCGTTCTGTTTGTCGGTTGTCTGGTATAAATCGTACTTAACTACCGTAAATACGCTAAATTTGCTTGTCGTTTTGCTTGTCACTTCGCCTGTCGTTTTCAAATGCGAAATTGCTGTTCGAATTTCACGGTCTGAAAGCCCTGTTTCGTCCGACAATTTCCTGATAGATGTTACAAACGATCCACGTGGTATCGTTGTTCCTTTAAAATTTCCATCCTTCCAATTGGCTTTCAGCAACATATGGATAAACAGCCGGGTTGTATTAATGTCTGTGTACCACTCCCACTCCAGAAGTCCACGGCTCAGTTTTATGTAGTTGCCATCCACCAGATCACCCCGTTTCCAAGTCATTAAGCAAGTCTCTCAATTTCATTTTTGCCTGTTCCGGCGTAAGTTCTGTGATTGTGACCTCAATTCTCGGATTATCCTTATCTACAGAAACATCATGATAAAAATGAGGGATGCATCTGCGGTTATCTTCTTGCAGCACCTTTGTTTTTGTGAGACTGTCCTGAATGAACTTTGTTGCGCAGGAGAGAATGTTGTCCCCATCTCTCCTGTTGTCTTTTTCAAAACAGTGGTAATAGATCAGTACCGGCTTTTCGATATGTACACCACGGAGCTGCTGTCTGATACACCACATGATGTGATTCTCATTATCATTTTTTACCTTTCCGCCCTTATATGGGTTGGTGCGATTGGCTGCGGTGTAATTGTTCAAGCCTTCTAAACGCCCCGGAACTGTAAATTTATACTCCATCGGCACCGTCCTCCATTCTGATCTGCGCATTGCAATCATTAATCTGCTCTGCTAAATATGCCGGAAGAGTGTAACAATCAACAAATTCATGTGCATCGGCAAGATTCTTGCGTTTCAGTGCCTTGTAGCTTTTCATTTTTCCTTCATCATCGTAGATACCAAACTCACGTTTTAACTGATTATAAATATCACTGAACACTTTTTTATGTACTTTACTATCCCTGTAAGCTTCTGATTTCTTACCACCGAGCATTTCCACCGCCTTACGTCTGACGTGTGCGGAAAGTTCGTCTGATTCTGCTCCGAACAGCGGCATATCATTTTCAATGGAATATACTTTTTGCTCTACGGTTTCAACTTTCTGTTCCAACTCCACAGTTCCCTGTGCCAGCAATGCAATCTGTTCCAAGGCTGTGAGAGGTTTCTTAATTGCATCTTCCAACTCATGAAAACGATTGATATATTTTGCAGTGAACTCTGTACCTTTCACACCAGTGAGCTTGTGAGCAATAAATTCACAGCCTTTCTTTGTAACCAGATAGCAAGGTCTGCTCTGATTGTTATTATCTTTATATGTACTTTCCTCAAAAAAATCGCCCAGCGCAATCTTGCTCTCGGCAAATTGCTTTGCATATCTTCTGATATCTCTTAATAATTCTTTATGTTCTTTTCCGACCATATCAGCAACTTCTACTGATGTAATTGTTTTCTGTTCTAAATTCAAAACTTCTCCTTTCTCCCGGCACCATGGAAAGCACCGGGAAACCATGGCTTTCAAAATACGTGATATATTATTTTCTGCATGAATAGGTTTCTTTCTGCCATTTGGCAAGGTGTTTCAACCCTATAAATCCTTTACAACAATTCCATAGACCTTATACATCTCTCTGAACCGGATCACTCCAAGGCTGTGTGCCAGTGTGTGGTGTTCTCTGCACAAACAGATTTTTTTATAACTGGAATCATCTACTTTTGTCCTGTCATTACCCATTCCGATTGCATCCTCATGATGAATCTCTCCATCTTTTCCGCAGATTGCACATTTTTTGTGTAACAGGCAGTAGTAAAGATATCTTCCTATGTCATCTGTACGTTCTATTGCATTGTCAGAAAGCGGTATTCCGTTCTCTAGGGCAAATTCCAGTATCGTGTTGATAAATTCCCTCGCTGTGTCCATAGAACAGTTGGAAAGACTGAAATACGCATCACCGGTACGCATCATATGCTGATACTTCAATATCTCTTTCATTTCTTCCGGAAGATATCCTGTCCAATCTGAAATGTCTCTGATAGTTGCATATGCTTTTTTTCTCTGCTCTGCTGATATGTGCCTGCCATCATCAAACCTGATCTCGGCATTTCTAATTTTCTTTCTTTGGAACATGTCCCCAAGCTTCAGATCTGGAACAGATACAACCAAGTCTGTTCCGTCTTTCTGCTCTCGGTATTGGTTAATCTTTACAAGTGCGTGCATTAGTTATCAACATCCTTTTTTCTGACATCATAAAGAAATACTCTGCGTTTCAACGATTCATTTCTAATGGATAATGCAACGATCTCACCATCTTTAATAATAATTTGTTCAACCTTGAACTTATCGTATGTGCTCCACTTATTATTTTTTTGTATAAGTGCAACATCCTTTGCAGGAATCCATATATATGGTGCAGTGTAAAGTTCTCTTCCAATTCCCCAGTTAAAGCAAGCACGCTTGAAAGAATCCGATGCCTGTCCTTTTTCTTTTTCCGTATATGATTCAGTTCCTACATCCTGCTTCCATACCCAATGATCGCCGTCTTCTGCCGGAAAATTAATACCTACATTGCAAAAGAGATTTCCATTAATTAACTCATGTTTTCTCTGCCATCTCTCTGATCCTACAGATTCGTCCAGAATGCGCATATCACATCTGGCATCTTTATAAAGTAAAAGGCTGCAACCTTTCTCATTTACGGTCGCCACTCTGGCATCAATCTCTTTTTCTGTTAAAGCTCTAAATTCCATTATTTCTCCTCCACAATTCTGCTTGCCCACATGTCAGAAAAATGTAACAACAGATACAACGGCGTTTCTTTACCGGAAATATCATATTTAAACGATCCATACAGTCCATTATGCCAAAGGATAGCCTGCTCTTCTTCCTCTGTAAGCTTGATGAATCTTTCAGCAATCGCAATACTTCTCACTTCATGCGGAATATACAGAAGTTCTTTATTTATCTCATATGGTTTTGCTTCTGACTGTACCAATGGATATTCTCCATTTTCATCCTTTTTCCGGCTCTTGATCATATTAGGTACATAGTTTGGTTTTCCATAATCTCCCATCTTTCCAAGATCATGCAGCAAAGCACAAATGATAATGGCATTCTGTGTTTCATCCGGTAAAACTTCCAATCCTTCCGCCAATAAAAATGACATATCCTGCATGATTCCGAGGACATTCCAACTATGTTCTGCTAAACCGCCCTCTTTTGCCAAATGGTTAGAACCCGAACACGGAGCCGCAAAAAATCCATCATTTTTCATGGCTGCAATTAAATCTTTCATTCCATCTCTTTCAGTGGACATAAGTTTTTCCACAATTAAATTTTCAAATTCTTCCATCTTTCTTTTATCCTCTCTTCCTCTGATTCAATATCTGCCATCTCTTCACGTCTGGCTTGTTTCTCATATAATCTGTGGCGGCGTTCTCTGTCCCTCTCGTACTCTTCGAGCATATCGAGACTGTCCGGTATGTAATCATTCATATCTGTGAGAAAATCCCTCCCCATCATCGTCTGTGTTGGTAATCAGCTTTCTTGTACCATATACGAATTCACCATGAATACTTCCGTCAGTATGCCATGACACTTCACTGGCTTCTATTCCTAAATCTTCCAGTGTTCTTTCAAATTCATCCAGTGCATCCTTGAGTATTCCTAAATCCTTCCATGTCAAATTAGGCGCTGCCATTCAAAAATTCCTCCATTTCCATCTGCCTAAAATCTGTAGCTAAAACCATGCATCTGACAGCTTTATCTCGCTGTTGCTTCATGTACTGCTCGTCCCGGCATTCTTCACACATATTTCCCTCGCCGGGATCCAAACTGCATCCACAGATTCTGCATTTTCTGTAAACCATAAAATCACGCTTTCCAAAAACCTAACTACGTGTTACAATAAACGCAGAAATACTTTTGTATTTCCACGGTTAAATAGCACCTGCGTTCGCCAAAACATTCAGGGTGCTATTTTTTTGTCCTCAAATTCCCCAAGGAACTCAACATCAGCGTCAAACTTGTCCTTGCGGCGGATCATGTTAAAGTCTGCTTTCCGCTTTTCTTCCCGGCGTTTCTCCACATCCAAGATCACAACTCCAATAAGTGCAACCACCGCACCGAGAGCTATTGCGATCAGCAGAAAAACATAATACGTTCCATCCGCATCGAGCATTCCGCCAATAAACATAATTCCAAGCCCTACCGCTATAAATACTTTACTGATCTGCTTCATTCTCCACCTCCTACTCTGGTACATCCTTATTTTCAAATGTGATTTTTACTCCTGCGATATCCGCCAGCTTAAATAAATCCTTTAATCGGATTTTTTCTGGATGTAAAAGTCTGTCTGTGACTGTTCGTGTTGGAATACCACTTTTTGCACTCACATCCGCTGTTGATAGATTATTCTGCCGAAAACCTCCTCTTAATAAACCAGCGACATAATCAACTCTCTTTTTCATTTTATCCTCGCATAAATTTGTTTTTGGCATAATTTCTCACTCTCCTTTCTAAAAATGGTACAAATCTTTTCGAGTTGTATGTTAATATGTGTATATCAAAAATAGAAAGGAGGAAATACACATGACACATACTGCTGAAAAGTCCTTAAAATTTCTTCAAGCCAAAGCTATAACTGGCATAAAAGACTTTAAAGACTTAGATTTAATGACTGAGCTTGGTCTTTCTTATGAAATTGCCTTTAATGTCATTGCTGAGCTTGAAAAATACGGTTATATAGAAGTTGATCGTCAATACGTCAATTCACATTTCACACTGATTTAACTTCTATAGATAGTCCTGAGTAATTTTACTTGGGGCTATTTTTCTGTCCTGCTTATTGGACTGATGTTGTGGTATCTCTTAGTCAAGAAGTTTGTCAATTTTAACTTTTAGGATTTTTGCAACAGAATTAAGGTTTTCTGCTGATGGTGTTGAATTATTCCATTTGGAAATTGCTCCGTGGCTCAACCCTGCTTTTTTTTCAACAGCAGCAACACTCATGCCTTTTTCCTTACAAATATCCCTGATTTTGTTGTAAATCAATGCCATGCCTCCTTTGAATATTTTCTACTTTTTATTGACATATAGTAGAATTTATTCTATAATCATTTTAACGACAAAACAAAAAAGAAATTATTCTACTATATGTCGTGAAGTAGATTTTTTTCTACTTCATGTTTGTATTGTATAGCTTTTTTTCTACGTTGTCAATACTTTATGTAGAATTTTTTCTACTTTTTTTAGGAGGAAAGCTATGTCTACATATGAGGTTATTAAACAACTATGTGATGAACATGGAATTGCTCTAACAGCGCTCGAAAAAGAATTAGGATTTGGTAGAGGTTCACTTGGTAAATTAAAAAGTGGCGGAACATCTGCAAAAAGATTACAAAAGATTGCTGATTATTTTGATGTACCCATTAACTATTTAATGAGTGGAGAAGCTTCTGTGAACATCAACAATCTACTTTCTACTAAAGATGAGCGTGATATTGCAAAAGACATGGAAAACATTCGACAGAAATTAATGAATGGCACAGATGGTCCTCTCTCTTACGATGGAGAACCAATCCCTGCAGAAGACGCAGAGTTGCTACTCGGTCAAATCGAGTTAATGATGCGCAGATTAAAACCTATTAATAAAGAGAAGTACAATCCTAATAAGAATAAAAAGTAGGTGCTACATAATTGAGAAAAGACATAAAGCAGTTAGTAAATTATTACGTAAAAAAATTCAATACGAGAAATCCATACAAGCTTGCAGAGTGTCTGAATGTAGAAGTCCAGATCGGCGAGCTTGGAAATCAAGCCGGATGCTACATGTTTCTTAAGAACCACAAATGTATCTTTCTGAATGAGGATTTAGAAGAAAATGAGATGCGCCTTGTCATGGCTCATGAGCTTGGACATGCTATCATGCATCGAAAAGAAAATTGTTATTTTATCCGGAATAAAACTCTCATGCTCACGTCAAAATTAGAATTTGAAGCAAACACATTTGCCGCAGAGCTTCTGATCCCGGATGAAATCATTTTTGAGAACCGACAAACTACTACCGAGCAGCTTTCCAGGTTGCTTGGATATGAACAGGCTCTTATAGAGCTTCGATTAAAAACTTTTTGAAAAATAGGAGGATTTTTGTTATGCCATTATTAGTCATTATTATCTTATTAATCTTAGCTTGGTTTTTGTATAAATTAATATACTATAGAAGCAATTCATTTATTGAATTGAAAAACAAAATTGAAAAATATACAAAAGACTGCAATGACCTTAATGATCATATTTATGAATTAAAAAGAACCCACATAGGAATAGATCAGCTAGATTATGGAAAAGCATCTTATCAAGATGCAAGTAATTACAATTACAAGCGTCCGGAATTGAAAAAACAGGTGTTTGCACCAAATATTTGTAACTGTTCAAGAAGCGTTTGCGATTCAGCTCGAAAGCAACCATTTAAATATGTATGCAAATATTTTAATATTAAGAGCACCGAGGAAAACCTTGAACAATTTGAAAATATGCTGAATAATTTTGAAGCTGCTGAAAATGGTAAAAACTTATTGGTAAATGAAAAAAACAACATTATCAATGGAATTAGTTCCGAAATCCCATTTTTAATTAAAACATTTGACAAAAAAAATTTAGAGAAAAAACTCGGTTTTGAACCTATTGATTTAAGTACAATTTATTTTCCAAAGTACATATTCAAATACACAAGTTCTGGTGGTAATGCAGCAACACAATGTGATGTCGTTTTCAACCTTGATAATTTAAACAGGTTTGTGGTTTATCTGTCAGAATTAGTAAAATTCAAAAAAAGTGCTGCTGGACAAAGAGCTTTAATGACAAGTAAATTAAGAAAAAGTATTTTGGAACGTGATGGATACACCTGTCAGAAATGTGGTGCTTCACAAAAAAATGAACCAAACCTATTACTTGAAGTCGATCATATTATTCCGATTTCAAAAGGTGGTATCACATCTGTTGAAAATTTACAAACATTATGTTGGAGATGTAATAGATCCAAAGGAAGTAAATTAGATTTTTAAATATAAAATTGCCCCTAGTACCGTAATACCAAGGGCAATCCTTCTGAATGATACAGAAGCTCTCACAAAGCATATTGTATCATTCTGAGCAGCCAAATGCAAGCGGAACACCAGTTCTCTGCTGGCTGTTATTTTTATACCTATTTTTAAGGAGGATGATACTATGGCAACTGCAAAAAAATTACCTTCTGGATCTTGGAGATGTTTAGTGTTTAGTCACTATGAATATGTTACTGAGAAAGACGGAAACATAAAAAAGAAACGTATTTATGAATCATTTACATGCGATGATCCAAGCCCAGCCGGGAAAAGAAGATGCGAGGCTATGGCTGCAGAATATGCCAACAAGAAAGAGCAAAGCAATCTTTCAAGCTACAAATTGACCTTTGGAGAAGCAATGGACGCATATATATCTGAACGCTCTCAAATTCTGTCTCCTGCATCAATAAGGAAATATAGAAGCATGCAAAAAGAGTTTTCTATGCTTAATAATTACAAACTAAAGGATATCAATCAAAAAATCGTCCAACAATATATCAATTCTATCTCTGGAACATTATCACCAAAAACTGTACGTGATCGCCACGGGCTCATTACAGCAGTACTAAAAAGATATGACCAGAATGTTATTTTAAATACTACTCTTCCGAAAAAGAAACGGGTTGAAAGAAACATACCATCAGAGTGCGATATTAAATTATTAATAGAAGCTGCAAAGGGTACAGAAATGGAAGTCCCAATTTATTTAGGAGCATTTGGCATGATGCGGCGTGGGGAAATATCCGCATTAAGGAAGTCAGACTTTGAAAACAATGTAGTTCATATAAGTAAAACAATGGTTCTATCTCCTGATAATAAATGGATTGTAAAAGCACCAAAATCATATGCTGGTGATCGTTTTGTCCCAGTTCCACAGTTTGTTGTGGATGCATTTATGGCACTGCCGAAGAATGGGGTAAATATGACACCAAACATTATTACATCACGTTTTGAACATGTGCTAAATAATGCCGGTATTGAGCATTTCCGCTTCCATGATTTGCGTCACTACTCTGCAAGCATACAGCATGCGTTGGGAATACCTGATGCTTATATCATGCAGGCTGGCGGTTGGGGAAACGACAGAGTATTGAAAGATGTGTATCGGCATACCTTAGAAGATTCAAAAAAGAAAATGAGTAATATAGCTATTAACTATTTTGAAAATATGCAACACGAAATGCAACACGGCACAAAAAAAACACCGTAAATTCGGTGTTTTTAAAGCAGGGGATGAGAGAATCGAACT